CTAGATGTACCTCCTGATACATAAGATTCATAAAGATTTCTAAGTGTTGGGTAGGCTGGCCAATTTGGTTGGAATCCAAATCCACCACCACCAATAGTTTTTCTATTTTTAACATTAATAAAATTTGTTTTTAACTTATCTATATATTGAGCGAAAGTGGTGGCACTTACTGTAAACCCTGCACCACTCAGAGAAGAACCATAATAAAAATTGGTACCTAAATTTTGTCTATTATACCCTCTCGAGGTATAAACATTTTCTCCAACTACTGGCCATAGATTTTCATTAATATTTTCATTATATTCAAAGTTAAGAGTTATTGGAAAACCACTTAATTTCATATAGGAGTACACATCATGTTCTATTCCCTTTGCAACATTAATGTGAGCATCTACCATCTTGGTATTTAAGACTAACTTTTCACTATCCCCTACAGGATAATAGGTGTCTCTAATTGTGTTAGTTGTTGCGGTATTACTATCACTAATACTCCAATCCCTAATTCTATTTATTCCGTCTTTTACGGACCAAGATTTTTTATTATCTATTTGTGGTGTTAAAGAGAAACCAGGACAAGAGACGTATATTTCTTGTTCATAAAGGTCATTAAACTCAAAATTAAAATATTGTCGATATTCTTCCGTTCTCATTGTTAAGAAGTTCATCACATTACCAAATAATTGTTGTGATCCAGCACCACCTTGCCATAAATCAGGGTTCTGTGTGTGTACCCACCTTCCTTGATTTGTGTTGTGTAAGTACACCGTGTTTGGTATTGTCTCATTAGGTGGTGTATTATATGCTAGTGTTTGTGCCTCTGGTTTTGTACCTGTGATGTTCCACCCTTGTCCAGTACTAACTGATGGGGAAACTCCCCAACTCTGACCTAAAGGGTTCATTACATCTATAAAAGGATTCTGCATAAAACCCCAATCTTCCCCTATTACGTGATCACTCACTGAAGTTATTGGGTATAGTGAGGGTTGGGAGTAGTCACTTATTGTGAGAACTGCGTACCCCGCATCATATAAATCTTTAGCCAATTGTTGCATATTTACCGGAATCTCTTCACCTATATGTTCAAAAACATAGACAGATCCACCACCATATGTTACCGCTTCAGTTACGTTAGTCCATGTACAATATATTTGTGGGTTATTAGGATCACAAGCCCCTGGCGTGTTACCCTTACCTATTCCACCACCACCTGTACTATTCGTGTATCCTAACCCAATACCAGCACCTAAAGAATTCTTTATAAAATTAAAATTATTTTCAAGACCCGGTTCATTAGAAACTAATACTATTGTTAAATCTTCTTCTGGTATAGTCCCCGTTGGTGCTGTTGCTGTTGTAATTGAAGCTCCGGAAATATCTGTAAAACACCTAAACCTATCAAAATATTCTTGTCCTCCGTCGTAAGGGCCTAAATGTGGTGAATTCGCTCCAATTGTGTTAGTTTCTCGATACCACCCACCTTTCATTTGGAAGTAGTAATTTTCATCGTGGTCTAAGACCCTAGGATATCCGTCCCCGTCCATTGGTGTGTCAATCGATATTGCTGTATCACCAATTGTGTTGGTTAGGTAATTAATTGACTGATTGACCATGTCTGTGTCAAGTTTACCCCTTGTCGTATATACGTATTCATTAAATTCTACAAGCGACTCTGGCGCTCCTATAAATTTTAAGAAGAATTCTATAATTTTTCGTGTTCCTTTTGACCTAAATAGATAACCAGCGTTTACTATCAATCTTCTCCATAACTCGATATCAAATTCCACCGGAGTCATACCTACTGAAGTCCCTGAAAAGACAGGATTTGTTGTCCCTCCGAAAAAAGACTCTAGTAAGTTACTTTGGTCGTTGAAATCAATCGTTTCAAAACCTAGTGTTCTTGCAAAGTTTTTAATTAATTGATCTGGTATGGTATTACTCTTATTATAACTAACACGATTAGCAAAGGCTAAACCATCTATATATCTTTTAACCTCATCAAATTCACGACCGTATATTCTTAGTAATTTTTGTACTCTATTGTCAGATGTGTCAAATTCTTTTATAGCCTCTGTTGTGAAGAATCTAGAAACTAAATCTGTTTTATAGTTATCGTAGGAACTTGAAAGTTCTAGTAGTCCAGTAAGGTATGTCTGATATTTCGTTGTATTAATGTCTATATTATACCCATCTGTAGTTGGCCAAGTATATTTCCTAGGTGTTTCTATAAATCCTCCCCCATTACCCTCCATAGGTACTGTGAATTCTGATGTAAAAATAGGGGTTACGTTTCTATTTAGTAAAAAACTATCCAGACTCTTTAATTTAGAGAAAAAGTCTTCAACTATCTCGGTTTTTGGTTTTATATGGTAATTAGCCGACATTATCCCCCCACTAGGTGAAATTGTCGTACCAGTAAAAGGATTTCCTTTAACTTTGAAGTAAACGTAGTCTGGTGAAAGATTTGATATCCCTGTATATCCAATTATTGGAAGTTCTTGTACATTATTGGCATATCCTGGACTATTACCTATTGTACTCCCAGTTACTGGAAATTTTATAACGTATTTATAATAATCTAATCCCATCATCCTAATCCCACTATAACCTTGGTATGGATTTGGTGAATTTTCTAAATTAATACTGAAATTATTCCTTATTGTTGATACTGGGACCTTAAATTTAGAACGATTTGTTAGTGGATCGTATGCGTATTCTAAGATTGTGTTTAGAGTTGCCCCACTAACTATCTTATTAACATATAAAGAGGCTGGCCATTTCCTTATTATATTTGTAATACTTGATTTTATATGTTCCCTTAAACTACCAAATAAAGTATAATTAAATAGGTCTTTTTGGTCTAAATTTAAGATTAGTTTTAAGTTATTATCAAGAAGTGACTGTCCTTGGGTAGCGGTAATACCTAGATTACTTAATGAAACCGCTTGAGAAAATCCCTGTGTTTCATAGAAGACGCTACTCTTAGAAGCTAGATTAGCTGATGTATAAAAATTATTAAATATAGTTATACTCCCTTCGGTTATTTGGTACCCTACTAAACTCGGCGTAAAATCCGCGTTAGATTGATAATTACCTATTACTCTTTTATATGCCATTATAACGAGGTTATATTATTAAAAGTTTTACTAGTATCAACATTTGTACGCTGTTCTCTAACTTCATATAGAGATTCGTTAAATGAATCTTTAATTTCAAATAAATTATACTGTTTGTATATCGCATCGTTTGAATCATAAATTGTGTATATCCCGTCTTGGATTGATTTTGTTTGATTACCAAATATACCAGTACCTATCGTATCAAAATCATGTTCTGTTAGTTCTATTTCTATTGTTACTGGATTAAAAAAGGTGTTGGAGATAGCTATCATCTGTCCTGTTTGTCCTAAAAAAGGTTCTGCGTTTGGTTTAACATTAGGTGCTGAACTTGGTGTTAGGGTTAAGAATAAAAGACTCCCTCCATCATTAAAACTATATCTTATCGCCTTTTGAGTTGTATTTGATAATTGTTGATTAACAGGTTCTGCTAAATTTGATGAGGTAACTATCCTAAAAAGGTTTCTTATTTTAGAGTTACTTGCTTGGTCGTAATATTCAATTCTGTACCCAACTAATCCCCCATTTACGGCTTCAGAGTTAAGGTTAGAATTATCAAGTACAATTCCTTTTACTTCTGGGAGTGCTGCTAAATTACCACAATCAATTATTGTTTTAATAATTTCTCTTGGTTTCAAAACTATAGTGTATATACCCCTAGCGTTAAATATCGAGGGGTCTAATGTTAAATTATACAAACCCTCTAACACCCCCATACCTGCACCACTCATTGCTGGTTTACTATATGAAGTTAAGAATTCATTCGCATTTAACTTTGTAAAAGTATTAGTAAAGTTTGAATCTCTACTTGGTGCGTAATGCACATACATATCAATATCATTTGGTGATACGTCTGCCGGTCTTTTTATTCCATAATTACCTGTTGCCATTTAATAATTTTTTATTTTTACTCTATTATGTTGAAAAACCCTGATTGGTATCTATCAAAATCCTCCAAAGTTTTAATTTCTGTTAATCTATAATGTTCTTCAAAAACAGAAGCCACCCCTCTATCTATAAATACATTATTTTCTATTTGTGGTGGGAATACATGACCCATTGTCCACTCTTCTTTAATATCAGGATATAAACATCCAGGACAACAATTTTTCATTTCCACCGCAAAGAATGTACCCCCTACATTATAATCCCAATAATGTATGTTATCAATAGTATAAGCGGTCATAATCCCCTGGTTTATTTGTGTCCAACCATTTTTCATCCCTAAAGATGGGACTCTTCTAACTAAAGGATACCACTCATTGATACCATACTTTGCCGTCATATTAGCATCTGTCATTGCAATATTTCTATTATCTTGTATCGCACCACTTGGGTCAATTCCTATTACAGTCCCTAACCACTTAATTCTATCTATTTTACTTTCTGTATTACCTGTAATTATAAAATTACCCGAACTTGTCTTACCACAGCACCCTCCCATACACGATTCATCATCACAAGTTGCCGAAGGGTCATAATTAGATGATGTGGGGTCCGTACACCCATATTTACAATTATCATATATACAGGAACCATTATCAAAGGTTGCATCCTGATTGTAATTCGATCCCAATATGTCTATACAACCTCCAATGTCACAACTCCCATCATCTGTAACATAAATAGGGTTATAGTTATCCGCCCTAGGGTCTGTACAACCTTGGGTTGTGTAACTACAACTACCATCGTCAAAAGATGCTAAATCGTCATAGTTATCCGCCATTACATCTATACATCCATAAGTTTGTGAACCATAATTACAACAACAGTTAGTCACACCCATATTTACACAAAAATTATAGAGTCCATTACAAGCGATGGTTGCTGATGTGTCCCAATTAATAGCATTAGGGTCAGTACAACCATAACATCCATAATAACAACTTCCATCATCAATAGTTTTTAAGAAATCGTAATTACAAGCGTTATTATCTGTACATCCATAAGGATCTACCGGTGTATTAGATACACAAGAACCATCATTAGCATTAGCTCCTGGAATATAGTTAGGTGAGGTAACTTCTGTACACCCCCACGCATTACACCAACCATTTGCACCTATAGCTCCTGTCATCACAAAAGGAATAAAGTCATAACTATTATTTATTGCGAAAGAAAAATCATAAATACATTGTGACCCATCGTTAGCAACTTCAGACGTAGAAGTTACTCTAATAATATAGGTATTTGGTGTAAGAATTGGTGTTGATAACGGAACTGATAAAAAATTACCTCCTTGGAAATAGAATAGTTCGTAGGAGGTGTCAAGTCCTGTTGTTGTTGACGTCATACCGACAGCACTATTACCAACTAATATATTTAACCCTAAACTAAACGGGTTAAAAGACCCAATTACAGGGGTTGGTAGCCCCCAGAAATTAGCATTATTGTTATCAACACTTTCGTAAAAATATGAGTTGATTGGTCCATTATATGGGTAAGCAACAAAATCAAAACTTAAACATAATTCATCAATACATCCTGGTTGTGCCATTATACTTATCTTTTATTTTTTTCACAGAAAATTAAACATTCTTTGAAGGTCTTGTAGTCTCCGGTACCGTCATAGATTTCTGTTGTTAAATTATTAATACAAGACCATGTTAATTCCATTTGGTTTTTAACACATCCTCTTCCATTCCATAAATATCCTAGATGTGCATGTTCTAAACAACAAGCTTCCCCATATTTAGAGGCATTTTTCTGACCTAATTGTATAAAAGATAGTGTCCCATCCATCATTTTTCTTGTTCCTTTACACTCAACACCTAATATTTTCTTACTTATAATGTCATAATTTTCACAAGCAACATATCCAGTGGTGTTGTCCATACCATAGGTGAAATAACCATCACATTTTATTACATTAGCATATTGTAAAGCAGCTCCCTTTGTGTACCAAACAGGTATATTATCAACATAACCAATTATTTGGTGATTCCCCACATCATTGTTATCACTACTTGGTATCGCACATATTCGATCTATACGATCCCATTTATACCCTTCACTCACTTTTTCCTCACAGAATTTCACTTGTTTTTCCATCGTTGTGGACCTATACCATTGTACCACACCACCCGTTGTTATATTCTCAATATAGTCCTCTCCTGTTGGTTCAATTTTATCTTCTCCAATAGCCTCTTCATGAGAAGAACACGCCATATAAAGTTTCTTACCTTTTATAATGTGTTCATGAAAACCCACACACCCTATCTGTAACCCATATTCTTTTGCTTGTGAAGGTATGTTAAAGATTGGGTTACCATCTAGTTTCGACACTGCGTAAATTGAGTAGTCTATCGGTTTATTTTGGTCTCTTTTACCATATAACATAAAATCTAGTACATTTTTTATACGACTATCTTGTTCTGAAGTTATACAACATCTATCACAAGCAATCCCTACACTTTTGTCATAATTTAACGCTGTTTCATCTAAACATCCTATTTTTTTATTTCCCCTCATAATTTATCTATTTTTAACTTACACATGGTGTATAAGTTACACAATCACCAATTAGATCCTGACACATACCTCCTGCAGAATTCATTAAAGCGTTATAAGAACCTACATTATATAAGGTATAATCTTCACAAACCGGTCCCCATGTTCCACTACCAGCGTTATAATTACAACACCATACTTCAAATATTGTACCAGCTATACAAGTATTATTATCAAAACATGGATCTCCGTTACTAATTGCAGTTGCACAATCTATATTACCTGGGTCGTTAAAATTAGCAGCACTTATATCAGTACACCCTACTGGTATATCATTAGCGTCATCAAACTCACAACAACTATTATCCCCTAAAGTTCCAGGTATTATCGCACTTGGGTATAGTAGTTGTCCTGCTGTTATACCTAAAAGTGTGTTACTACTTTGAGCCGTAACTCCCCATTGGGCAGAAGGAGGGTTAGCAGAACAATCTGTACAAGAATAAACATTTCCATTTGGTCCTACTAGTGGTATACAATTATTTGGATTACCTGCGTCTAGATAGTTACTTGCTGTAGGGTCAGGACACCCTGGGTCATAATTACACATTAACTCACCCGCATCCAATTCTATATTAGGTGCCCAATTAGTTGAGTTCATGTCCGCACATCCCCAATCTACATCTTCATTTTCACAACAATGACCCCCATTCAATAATGGTACCCAATTAGAATTACATTGGAGAGGGTCTGTACACATATTTTGGTCTCCAAAACAAAGACCTGAGTATTGTGAATTAGTTAGTGTTGATGTTGGGTCAATACATGTTCCGTATATAGCACATTCACAAAGATAACTGTTACCTGGAACGTTATCTAGGTCAAAACAAGGTTCTGTCGCTGATGGGTTAAAGTTAGTAGAATCTTCATTCATACACCCAATTATATCTAAACAATCACTTTGTGCTACACAATCTGCAGCTGTGGAGTACATAGTGACTCCTGGTATCATCACTGGTGAACCCACACAACCTCTTACCCCTAAAGTACCATCAGGTTGTATAATTGGGACTCCATTAAGTTCTATGTAGTAGTTGAGGTTACAGTACCACCCCACTATAAACTGTGATGTTTCACATTGGGCACTTGTGTCTTTTGGTCCTGATGGGATTATTCTGTGGTCAGTACCAAATACTGGTCTCACATAAGGTGCTGACGTCGTTTGTATGTCGTTTCCTTGAATTCCTTGTGCTCCGTAAGCACTACCAAACGTAACTTGTGTAATAGCCCCAGGAATTGTTGGGTCCATAAAATCATAAGTTCCTGATATGGTTGGTACCGCAGTACTAATTTCTGTAGTAAAGGTATTACTAACCTCATTAAGAAAATGAGTTGGTTTACACCCTAGAAAATTTGGTTTTTGGTAATATTTTAACGATAAATCTTTTATTACTAAGTTAAAAGTTAATGGACTATTAACTATTTGTTCTTTAATATCACATATTACTCTTAGACTTAAATTTTTTGCACCTCTAACGGTAATTTCACTTTCTAATTCTATTGTTTGTAACCCGTCCGCGGAATCAAAAGAATTACTAGACCATACTTTTCTTGGGGTAATTACCGTATTATCATCCGTTGTATAGTTATATGGCATTTCGTCGATAGCAAAATAGTCTAAACCATAACCATAAAAATCACCTGAAGGTGGACAAGCAGGTCCTTGTGGGTTGTTTACCGATAATTGTATTAAATAACTAGATGTTGCTGGTGTTGTAAAGATAGCTTCAACGTCGTAAATTCCAGAACCACCATAGGTCATAATAGGTATTACTGTTGTACTAGTTATGTAATCACTAATCTGAACTTCAAGGTCAAACATACTTATAACGTTATCAACTGATGGAGTATAATGTGGAGAAGAGGTTCCACCTAAATTAAGTCCAACGTATCCGAATCTTACTCTATATGTTTTATTCTGTTCTAACATTCTTACTAGATTCATCGCCAATCCTGGCGCATCGTCTGTTATTATCGTATATATACCATCTACCACTGCATCTATGACTGTTGACCCCCCACAACTCGTTGATCCTGGTTGTAAATCGTCGTCTTCTCCCATCGAAAAGTCCTCGAAATACACATATCCCCAATTAGGGTCAATTTGTCCCGTAGCTCCTAGTTGTATAGTACTTAAGGTCTGACTATTGTAATCTTCCATCAATAAATTAGCTCTAAAGACATAAGTCGCACCCTCTATAACATCGGTTACTAAAGGAGTGTATAATAAAACTCTTTCTCCACTATCTTGTATTATTTCTCCTATCCCCCCTGAATTTATAAAGACCTGGTCTGTTAATTGATACCCACCATCATAATATAACCTTCCGTTATCTCCTCTACCCACAAATAGGGTACTGTAGGGAAAATTAAACAACTCTTTCCCTTGTCCCTGTAAATCATTACCATAGTCTAAATAACATTTACCATTCCACCACACAAAACCATACTCACTATAGTCTTCACAACATGGTCTTTTAATTATTATTTCTTTAGTAGTTAATGGGTCATAAAACATCACCGCACCACCGTCTTGTATATAATAAGGTACTGGACATTTATAATCTTTGGTTAAATTTTCAACAGTACCACCACATTCTTCCGCAATACCGGGGTGTATTATATCTCGATAAATCCCCATATCTTTTATGTCTTGGTAGAGTGGTATATTAATATTCAAAGTACCCCCACCATAAGCCAATAAACTTAGACATTTAACCCAACCACAATTGTCTTCTGGTGAACATGTGTTACACTCCCCTGTTAAAAGAGGGTTACAATACCATAAACTACCACTAGTGTCCTCCACTACATCACCTACTCCATATGTGTTAGTAACTCCATCCCATGGTCCTAAATCTGCACCATTACAATACAAATACCCATCATTCATTAAAGTATTACCTTGTACATTAGTTGTTATCGTACCATAAAGATTATAACCAAGGTAGTAAAAAGGAATAACCCCTAGAGGTGGATTGGTTAATTCATAAGAAACCTGGTTTCCTAAGTCATCGTAGGTTTGCGAACCATACACCCCTAAAGGTAAGTCGTCTACGTCTATTGGATCAGAATTTAGAAGGTATCCTTTTATATTGTGTTTATATAATTCTATATTGTAAGCACTTGGTAGTATGTTAAATCCTTTGAATAGTCCAAATACTTTTCTTTTTATCGAGTTAAAACTGTTTTGACCACTGGTTGTATTTTCTAACGAAATTGAGAAATCGTCTATCTGTATAAAATCCCCTATCATATTAATCACCCCTGTCGGACCTGTTGGTATATTGACTACTATTGTAAACCAATATTTACCCCCTGAAGGTGCTGTAAATGTAGTTGTTATTGTTTCTCTATCGGGATAGTATGGGATTTCTTCTGAGGACCAATCGAACACTACTAGGTTCTGACTAATCATATCAATTCCCATTATCTGAACTTGAAAAGGATTAGTGAATGTGAGGTCGTCGATAAAGTCTTTATGTGACCGAACTCTACTCATTATATTTACCGATAATCTATAGTTTACACCCGCAGATAAATCTATCCCTTGGTTTAGTGAGAATGGATCCATAACACTTGCGGATAATAAAGGATTAACCGATGGGGTTTGTAATATTAACTGACCATAATTTGGTATACCACCACCAATGATATCAGTAATTTCTAATCTAATATTGTTGTTACCTGGAATAACAATGTATGGACTATATTGGTTCCACACTAATTTTGTGTCATATTCTTCACTCCCTCCATACCATTTAGAAGTTCCCATTTCAAAGTCATCGAAAAAGGCATCTGCAATAAACTCGTTGAATATCTCTATAATTTTTTCATCAATGTCTTGTTCCCAATCATCGTATTGGTCAGTAACTAAATTACCCCCAAACCAGGTAGGTGGTATAACAAACCAATCTTTAATTCCGTCATTGTTGACATCGATATAAAGGGACTCAATGCAGTCGTCCATAGACTGATTAGTATCTATACAAGGATATGGGTATATACCATTGGAGTATAGTGGTTCTGGATTTAGTATCGACCTTCTCATATTAGTCCTATCCCCTAATAAACTTCCTCTTGATATTTTTCTTTTTATATATTCCATTTATTATCTTTCAAAAAAAGGAGTTATTGTACCTCCACTATATGTTTTTTTTAGTTCTTCGATGGAATAATTTGGTTTTAATCTTCTCATTCGTTTAATCGAATTTTTAACCCCTTTTGGGATAAATTTTGCAAATCCTTCCATGTCTTGTGGTTGTGGTTCCACTTGAATTACGGTGGGTCCTTGAACCCTAGGTAAAGGAGGTAATATGTATGTTCTTGTTTTTCCTGATTCCATTTTTAATAGTATATACCTGGCCAATTTGGTAGGTTATTTAATCTTTTCTCCCATAGGTCCATGTCACACCCATGGTTATAAGTATTTTCAACTAGGTAATTAGCGAGTCTAGGGAGTGGGTCCCCATTACCTTGATCTATTTGGTATTGGTCCCACCAATCCAAGAGTGCTAAATCAACAAAACTTGTCTCAAATCTATAAGTTCGTGTAGCTGGGTCTAATAACACAGTAACGTAATCAAATTTTTCATTCCAATAATCGATATAGAAATTACCTTGATTACTATTCACAGGAAAAGACCTACCTAGTATCTGAACTTCTCCTTTTGCTGAGTTAAAAAACTCTACTTTCATATATAACCTACTATCTGTCACATTTAATTTTTCTTCAGATTTCCAATAATATAAAAATGACCCCTGTTTTGACTTACAAATATTAATAAAAGAAGTATCACTACTTTCTAATTGTATATTAGCGTAAGATATTAATTTCTGAGTTTCTCGATGTGGTGTTGTAAAATAAGATAATCTAACATAACTACCCACAAATCTTGCTGATTTATAAGTCACGTCTTGTTGGTTAAATGAACCGGATTCGGTCCAAATTGTTGTCATAGACCCAGCGTCTTCGTTCCACATGTGCATATTAAGAGTGTAACACTCATCCATTTGGTTTGTATTACCTCCCGTATTTGAACCCTCATCACACCTTAAGGTATACTTTGTCTTTTCCCAATCATCAATAGGATTAATTGAGAGTTGAGTGATTTTTTCTACCTTTTCCTTAACATATTCAGTGTTGTCAGTTGGAAAAAAATCTTGTTCGATCTGTATGTTAACCTTACGTTGTTTCCCTGTGTTTAATATTTTATATTTTTGTATATCACTCATAGTATGTTTACATATTTAGTTGGTTAACATTTCTAGCTGCCCAATAGGTTGGTAAAGATGTGGCCATAACCCCAAAACCATATATCTCAGTACCATAACCATCAACCGCAACATTATTATCTCTTAGAGTACCACCCACTGTGCGTAAAAAGATAAAAGCTTTATCTCCTTTATGCATTGGGATTTGTGCTGACTTAAAACTTTGTGACCATCTTTTCTGAAAATCTGCTTTAGTCGAACTAGACCCAGTCTCACCACAACTTGGTAAATAAGTAGAGGTTGTGTGATTAATTACGTCATAATTAGGACTGTCTTGATCGGTGATGTTACAACCTGGATACCCACCAGCCGTATCTCTACATGGACTGTAAGCCATTTTATTAACCGCTGGTAATCCATTAACATCAAAACCACCACAACCGATATCCCATTTTTTATTAACAAATGAGTTCCACCCTTCCGATTGGTAGTGTGGTAGTGGGTTAGTTGACCCCCCTGCTGTCCCATCGTCAGGGTCATAGATATAGGTACACTTTTCAGATCCTTTACCTGGTCCATCAATAGCACTACAAGATTCAGAAACAATACCTATCCAAAAACCTGAATATAGTCTAGTGTATTGCATATACGCATCTGGTAAAGACATATCATAAGCAAATGTCTTAGCAGCACTTAACCCAAGGGTTGGTCCAAATTGTCCTGTTGGTGCACCATCATTCATATATGGATTATTATATACTATTCCCGGACCACCTGTATTAGGACCAGCAACTGACCATCCTCGATCAGGATAAGAGCTATTATGAAATTCTTCGTACCCATCATAATTAATCCCCATTTCAATATTAAGTCTACCTCTAAACTCATAAGTATAACTCATGTTTGGTGGTATATCTGGCGCAAAAAATGAAGGTTGTGTGTATGGTAACATCTGATCACCAAGTGTTTGCGACGTAGTATTAGTACCCCCAGGATATGAATAGTATCTATTTCCACCATCTAAATTCATACACCCACAACCACAAGATGTGGCGTCTGTATCATAACATTTTCCAAAAGAACCATATGCCCTATTTTGAGCCCAATCTTCTGATGGACTTTCACCACTATTACCCGTACCGTTACCAGGAAAACCATTAACAGTAGCTGGCCAATCCGAATAAAGACTTTTATGGTTGATATCCCAGCTGTTGTACCACGTTTGTGTACATTGACCGTAAAAGAATCTCCAATTGTTTGGGTCGCCTGGTGTTCTATGTCCAACAAGATTAACTTGTCCAGGTACCATAGCTACGTCCGTATCATTTAATATCCCAGCACGTCCATCAGTAGTACCAAACCCAATCGTCTGCTTGCCAAGTCCTCCAAAAGGTTGTACTTGTTGAAAAACTGGAACCCCAGATGGGTTATTGTTATTTCCTTCTGAGTCAACCATTGTTGGCCACCCGTGTCTTGGTGCTAAAAAATCATTACTTCCAGTACCTCCATTACCAGCCGGTCCTCCTTTATCGTAACAAGTGTTACAGTGACTAGTATCAAAGGTGTAAAACTCAAAAAGATTATGGTCAAAATAACCTGGATTACCAGTCGATCCATTAGTGTCTGTTATCTGACTAGGCCAAGTATCAGTACCATTATCATTTATAACTGTCCACTGGTAGTTGGGGCCTAATATCTCAACTCCATATGGTGAAACGTCAAGATCGAATAATGCTTGTACTTTTCCTTTTGCGTCTCCGAAGTTTGACACTCCACTATTATTCCAATCTAGTGGACCATAATAATCAGTAAAATTTGGTGTTAGTAGGAAGTTATCATATCTAAAAATATCATAAGCGAGAAATCCAGATTCTTTTGACGCATTAAATACTGGATTGGTAACCCCGCAGACTACTCCAGCAAAACGAGCCCTCGCAGGTTGTTGGACTGTACCGTACGTATCACCTAAATCATAAGCTAGGAAGTCTGTCGCAAAATAAGTAGCATCCTTCCAATATGGATAAATACCTCTAGCGGCGTTCCACCCTAGGTTCTGATCCCCTCTTTGTTCATCAGGAACTGGAGGATTATTACCCACGTTAACTATTGGTGGGTATTGTGTTGCAAATACAGTTCCAAAATTTCCTGAAGTATTACCATTATTACCAGAGTATGAACAACAACACCCTAATGGGTTAAAATTACCACCACCTGATACTGTTTGCATAATACCATCAACATCCTCAACACATGGACCCCCTTGTAATACGTTAGCACCACAAGCATAAGTGGCAAAAGGATTATAGTTAGACGCTATTGCGTCCATACAACCGTATATTACAGTAGTGAAAGAGGAGCTACTTGCACTAGATTTAGAAGGTGTTATACCTACAGCAACTGTTTTATCTACATTAAGGTAATGTTTTCCATTTAGAAACGGGTAATCCACACCTAGAGTTTGGTCCACGTCTTCAAAATAACCAACATCTAATAAGTCTCTCCAAACCATCAAACCGTCTACATCTTGAGCCCAATAAGGAATATCTAAAACTGAAGGATCAGCAGTTTCTATATAGCTCGACCATTTCCTTAATTTATAATCAGCAAGAGGGTCATACACCCACCCTCCATATTTTGGTGTTCCAAAATACCTTATCATACTAATATCCTTAAATTCACCAGTGTATGGTGCGGAAAAAGGGTTACCTGTGTTAGCTTGATAACTTCCCTCAAAATTAACTATCCCTAACAATATTCTATAATTCCCAGAAATAGATGGGTTAAACGTAACTGAGTAGTTTACCGAATGATTAATTCCGTCTATACTCGCAGCCGCTCCCACAAATAACGCAGAACCACCATTCCCTAAAATTTCTTCATTTCCGGCTGGTCCTAATATTCTAACCACCCCTGTGGTTGTAATCTGTGTATATGTAAATTCTAGCAATAACCCCGCATCTGGTAAATTACATAACCCTGGTGGAATAAAAATAGTAGTGTAAATATAATTACCGGTTGCAGGGTTAGATGAACCAAGAGTCGCACTACTTGAGTTTAGTATCGCTCCTGAAGCACCTCCGTCTGTTAATACTAAAGAACCCGCATTATAACTAGCGTACACGGCCCATTGACTTATTTGAAATCCGTTATCGTCTGAAAGTAAAACCTCGTCACAACTACCTGTTTCACACTCTCTTCCTATTGTGTTAAATCTATTCTTTAGTCTTTCTATTCTGGTTTCGGTAAGTTGGGAGTTGTTATATTCCATAAAGTCCATGTAGAACCAGTCACCTAAATAATCACCATACTCACTCATGAACCCACCACTTATGTTTTTTACGTGTCCACTAAATCTATCATTGATACTCCTTTTTGAGACAATATCTAATCCTTCTCCTGTTTTTACTAATATAGAATCATAATTAAACATCCAAGCGAAAAAACACTCAACGTCTGTAAAATCATATGTTTTTTGACCAGCCTTCTTGGTTAACATTAAGAATAACTCGGAAAGTGGTTTTCCATAGTTATCTGTTAATCTTTTAATGTCAATATCTTCATCTACTATAACATTATAATTAGGGTCATTATATATACTAGTACTAAAGGGTAATTTATTAATCTCAAAGTTATTAATACTTGTTATGATTTTTCCTTTTCTTAAGTAGTACTCTGAAGGGGTTGAGCCCACTCTTGAAACCTCAACATAATAACTTGTAACACCACCTACCAACTGTGCTAAAGTTTGGTCAAAAAATGGTATATTGTCCTGAATTTCTCTTGCTCGTATTGTAAAAGAGAAAGGACTCACTATACTAGCCACGGTATATATCCCACTTAAATTAAATAAAGACGGTCTTCTCTCTTCATAAAATTCTGTACCTAAAGCATTTTCAGATACAGTTATTAATACCTTATCATCAACTCTTAAACCAGTTTCTAACACCCCTAAGGTGATTAAAATTTCGTTCGGTTGGGACGGTATTAAAGTAAAATGAGAGTTGTTTATGGGTTCAACACTTATTGATACTATGAGTTCTGGTGAATAGTTTGAGACTCTTTTTATAAACCCTTGTGAATTCTCTACACTCCATGGGTAGTTTTTTCCAGCGGTGTTTGTTCCTGAACCGGCCGTTACCCAATCCCAATGTTTTTTAGTCTTATGTTCAATAATGATATAGTGTCTCGAGTACTTATCCCCCACAGAATCCAATGAAGCTCCGATTACTCTCTTAAACCCATATAAAGTAGGGTCACAAGTTTCATACTTACCGTTTAGTGTTACATATCCAATTGTTACCAATGGTTTAACAAAAATGTAATCACCTTCCACAAAGTTATGTTCAAATGGTGTGTATAATGCGGTGTACCATCCTTGTTCTGTTTTTATTGGGACACTAAAAAGAAATGGGACTCCGTCTTGTGTATAACCCTTATATTCTTGGTTACTTATTTTTAGACTTGCGAAGGTTAGGACATCTCCATCAAATAAAGGTTCTTCTAGTACGTGGTCAGCACCATTAAACCAGTCTGTTATCGTTAACCCATCCAGATCCATATCTAAATACGATACAATATCGTTATACATTAAATCATTTATCCCAGTGTTTATTCCGTATCTCGCGTCGTTAGTGTCTGGAACAAACATTAAATCAGCGGTAAATTCTGGTATCTTATATAGTTTTAGGTATTCATTTTCATAAGCGTATAGTATATGACCCACCCAATTACTAGTACTACCTATATCAAAATTATACTCTGTTGGGTTTCCCCCAGCGAATAATGGTGTTAGGATATTAGGTAATGAATAAGTTAGGTTTTCATAAACATTTGTTTGTGATGTTGACTCTACAACTGTTAGTTCACCATTTGGTGATAAATTGGACCCTATCCAATAATACTGTTGTGGTAAATAAAATAACGGTGTTAGTGTAGCTGTTAATCGATATGTTGTTGATTCTTGTCTTTCTGTAAAAAATTGTTCAGCTTGACTAACTATCTTAATCACCTCCCCTGTGGGTAAAGGTTTATTTGTGTTAATCAAAGTAACACTCTCATTGTACCCCACTGCCTTAGCGCCTGCTTTTTTATCCTGTGTCCTTAATATCTTTTTTCTATCCATGGCTATATTGTTTGTACATTTCCTAGTGTATCTTTTAATTGATCTAAAGCTGTTGGTCTATTCTTTTTAAGTCCAAAGTAATAATATTTTCGTAGGGGATATGCGTTAAGCACAGTTTCATTCCACCCTTTTTTTCCAATTTCTTCCGTTCTTTGTGTCCCCATGTCGTTAGTAAAAGTTAACACATTAGGGGTTGATACCCATGGAGTTGTTGGACTAAAGAACCCAACTGTTTGACCATCTAACTCTTTATACTCAGTTGATAGGGTAGGTATGGTTTTCCACCAAAAAGAAGATGTTTCATACCAATTTTTTGGTACTGGTCTTATCCAACTATACCATTCAGGCCATTGTCCCGGCCATTCACTACCCCCCTGACTAAACCCCTGAATATTATATCGAAAAACGTTATAGTTAGACTCAATAAGATTATTAGTAGTACCAATATAAGAAGGTTGTACCGGATAGAGTAATACTGCGGTTCCAACACCCCAATTATTACCAGTCATCCAATCCCAGTATTGGTTTATATTACCTTGTGAACAAATGGATTCTAGTATTACCTGATTAGTTTCAAATTGTGGGGGATATTGTTGAGCTAATCTAAAATCTAACCAGTCATACGGTGCAAAATTTTTCTTTTGTAAAAACTCCATACCCCCAGCCTTAGTTAAAGGGTAATTTAGATTATCCTTATCAGTGAAGAAGTCACCATAATCACTTTTATCTAACACTAAATTATAATCATAATCAGAACTCAAATTAGCTGAGGTGTTTGGTAATTCCATGTCCAAATTAGCCCATTGGTTTGGTCCCAATCTAAAGTTAGGGGTATCTTTGGTTAATTCAATAATGTCTGTTTGTCCTATTGTCCTAACATTATAATATTTACCATTACGTATTGGTGACCCACCTAATGGATCTTGATTTCCTCCAGTATAATTTTCATAATTAAGTGTCCCGTCAATCTCAGTATAACTACCCGCAAATATTAAAGAAAAGTTTTCCCATATAGCTACTTTATGTCTTTCTTCTGGTATATTATTTGTAAACCCTTCAAAATCACCATTTGACCTAGAACAACATTCATCATCATTAACACCAACATAATATTGTGGGAAATATAAAGATCCGTGTATTGGTTCACTGATTTTTCTTTCGTAGTTTTGCATCCCTTCTGCAGAACCAACAGTGCCGTTTCCACTGAGTGGCTTAAAATCCGTAACCATAAAGTTAAGTATTTTATTACCACACCCATATTGTGTCGCCGTTTCACAGAAATATCTATCAAACCCAATAGTAACAACAGATATCGAACAACCATCAATAACACTACAATTAGCAGCAATTACGGCGGTGTCCCAAAAAGTAGGTCCACTAGATCCCCAAGTAGAGGCTCCAGTTGGTTGGACACCTAATCTAACTGCCATACCTTCTTTTAGACTGAGAGTCCACCCACAGTATCCCCCACCATCCGGTTCGTTGTGATAAGCTCCCAGGGCATTACACGTAGGGTCGCTATCGCCACAAATACTTTTATTCTTTTCCAATAAAAGACAATGACTAGATACTTCAGCCGATCCAATAAAACTTGGACAATAGTCACTCGAATAAGCCACTGTTCTACCTGCGTCGTTATTACCTGCGAATCCTGCCCAGGCAGTGTGTTTTCTACTATATTCTGTACTAAAGAATTGTGTAGTTGCCGCAGAATAACTCCAATTAGCATTGTCGTCACAATTTTTTCTTGTGGTGTCACAGTAATGTATACCAGCAAACGCAGCGTTTGAAACACTTGAACCTGCATAAGGTATACGTGCTTTGAATGTGTATCTTCCCCAAACTGGTGCTATGAAACCACCACACATAGTATTTCCCATAATACCTTCATTCTCACCATTCGTACCATCACCAACCATTCTAACTTTATTTGCCCCGTCAGTACCTGTTAATGGTACGTCTCTCATATTACCATATGTCATTGTTCCATTTATATTAACCCCTTGATTTGGATCATATACTGGTGATTGTCCCGGAGTCGTAGCCCATGAATAAGGGGTAGCGTCCTCGTTAAATATAGAAGCTCCCCTTCCTGGTGCTCCCCAATACGCCTTATCTTCCCAAATTGTGTCCAAATCCATACATCCTTTACAACCATCCAATGAACTCGTTGATTCCCATTCACCTATAGTACTATTAAAAGATAAACTATTTCCATTCCCTGACGCCCCATCCATGTCTATATGATAAAAATTAGTAATATCTTTCCATATGTAGCCATTTAAGGGGTCTATGGCATCTTCTAAGTAACAATCAGAAAAAGTACCACAAGCATTATAAGGTGTTGGACAAACACTACCACATCTTAATAACTGTACAGGTTTACAACAAGCTAGTCCCATGTCACAATACTGCCCTTTTTGTCTTGGGTTTCCTCTAAGTCCATAATGAAGTCCACTCCCAGGATCATAAACACAATTGGCATTACCCCTACCATTTTGATAAGTATCACCCCGTCCTCCCATATTAAAAGCCGAGTACACACTCAATGAAGCTGTAGTGTAGTTGGAAATAAACCCACCGTAATTCTTCATGTATATTTCGTCACCTTCTAAGTGTATTGCTTGCCATCTTGGGTCTTTTCTTCTGTATTCGTTAAAAATGTAATTAACTGGAAATTGTCGTAAGTTATCATCGTTAGCGTCAACAAAACTTCTTGAAATTATCCAGGGGTTCGTTCCTACACTCATTGCGTTCCAGTCAGGTCCTGTTTCTCCATACTTCATAATATCCCCAATAGTAGAATAGACTGGGTCGCCAGGTCCATTATACCAACTACCCGTTACCCCTGCACTATTACAACTTTCAGGCATTCTACCTGGTACTGCAACATCATAATCACTTACATAATTAAAATATTGAGCAACTGTATAATAACCACTTAATCTCACTCTTGTGTAATTTCTCCATCTTCCTAACTGGTTACCAAACTGATCTTTCATATTGAATGGTGCGGAACCAGTATTTAACGTTTCTGGTTCTGCAAAAAATGTATAAGCATTAGCCTCTTCATTTCCTGAAGTATTAATATTAATATATGGGTTTGGTAAATATAAAACTCCTCTATTAACCTTAGACTGGTCTTTATTTTTATTAGTATAGAATGTACCGTACCAGATACCATAAGCGTCACCTCCTGGACCTCCTTGAGCTAACGAAGACCAAGTATCGTGTAAAGTATAACTACCATTCCAACCACCTTGGCTCCAACCTTGGTCACGTCCACCCGAACCTAAAACTACTTCTGTTTTGGACATTTCAACATCATAGGAGTTTTGGACCCCTCCTATTTCACCACCCCCATCTCCTTGTCCTTCAAAATAAATCTTAATTCTATAATCTGCGAAAGTGGCAAAACCTTCATCCTCATCATCTTCCCAACTTTGTGAATCTTCATCCCAAATCTTTTTCCCTAAATTTAGTGGTAGTGGAATCATAAAAGACCCATCTACCTTTGTTTTCCATTTACCCACATATTCAGTACTTCCGTTTGGTGTTAACCTACAAGCCTCTATTATACCGGCACCTCCTACTGTTTCTCCTGGTGAGCTGGAAACATCTTCTGGTGACCTAAGACTTTCCACTTTAACTATTCTAGATACACCTCCTTTAACCCCCACCCCACTACTAGCAAAGGCTGAACTCTCTTGCCAACATGATTTAGGAACAAAAGAGTTATTTTCACTAGGTGGTGCGTCTGTATATACGTTACCTATTAAATAAGCTTTAGGAAAAACGAATCTTGATGTGTCGAAATCGGTTCGTGTAATACCGTATTCACACTCATCAACATCGCCCCAAAAAGGTCTAATATATATTGTTTTATTCTGACCAACTATCTGAGCCAATTGGTCTAGGTCGTTGGATCTCTTAAATTTTTGATCACTTTCAAATAAAGACTCTGCATAACCTAGGTTCATTAAATCTGCCGGTGTTACAGAATTATTACCTATATCACTTAGATCCACATCCATATGAACTATTTGTGTCCCAACAGGTAATCCAAAGAACATATAATCTCCATTCTCATTAGTTGTAGTTGTGTACTTATAATATTTTTCATGGATATATAATAAAGTATCATCTGTCATTACATCGTATTTTGAAGGGAAAGTCCCCACAGGTGTGTGGTCGGCAGGAGTTGCTAATTGTTTATCTCTTGGTAATAAATTGTATCTTTGTCCTGTAGGTAGTGTGTTTGTTGGTGTAAAAAACGGGTAGACATTTTTAACTACTTCATTTCTTGAATCTAAATCGTCTAATGGGATAAAAATAGATAATTTCGCGTTACTAATAGGATAACCCCCATTTGCCTTTACCTTACCTACTAAAACCCCGTAATTCGCACAAAAAATTCTATAAGCCTCTTGTTGTGTTATACGAAGACTTAATATCTCTAGAAAATCAAAATCTTGTTCTAGGTCTATATTAAGACTTTGTGTCCCTTGTTTTGTTGCTAAATGTATTGTTCGATTGTCTCCCATAAGTCTACTTCTTAGTTTATTTATTAATAAATATTATTTTATTAATAATTTGCGAAAAGTAAACGAGTTTACTTTGCGAATACTTGAATATCAGTAGTTGGGTATTTTATTTCATACATTGTATTAAAATTTCCAAATAATGTGAGACTTTCTTTGATTGCTATCTCGTTGGTTGTTGTGTTTAGTTCTTGTGGTGTTATGTTAAGAGAGTATTTCCCACCAATCTTATTATAAACCTTAAACTCTACTATATTTAGAACACCATCAATGTTATTTAACTCTCTTGTTAAATCAGATAGATATATGTTTTGTCCCATTGTTTGACGACCCACACTCATATAATCACTAACGGTATTAATCATTTGGGAAATAACTAATGACTTATTAAAGTTTTTATCAATATAACAATAAACCTCCATAGATATGTTTATGATTTTTCCCGATGTTATTGTTATATAGTCGTTTATCATTCTATAATTTGCCAAGTATCTTGACATGTTATCGTTAAGTGTATCTGTAGATATAGCGGTTAACTTTCTATTACTATCCAAACTCAGTGTTGATACTTCAATTTTATTTTGTGTTTCTGCAATGGCACTTTTATAAGGTACCCCAAACTTACTACTCATTTTGGAAATAAGAGTATAGTAATCTCTCACTGTTACCGCTCTATTTTGACTTGAGAAGTTATATTTTATTAGGTGTCGTAGTTCATCCACGGATGGAGTATCCGCACCTCCAATCGCTGGAGTAGGATTAGTGCACTTTAACGATAATTCTACCGACTCATTATTTGCTGCCGAATTACCTTGGGTTATTAGATATATCACTCCTTTATTTTGTAGGACATTTGGTCCTACATTAGAGGATTCACCACCCCCTACATTATATCTAATGAATAATGTTGAGTTTGCTTTAGGTAGTTCCCCTAAACTTTTATTGTTAAGTACATTATCTAACTGACTTAACGAATTATTGTTAATGTAATCAACAAGAGGTTGTGCACTTGGTGTACCACTACCAAAAGTTAACCTACAAAATCCCTTATCTGTGTAATCTTTCACAAATCTTTTATCAACATTAACCCATTTACCAGGGATTATTGACCCATTGTCACTATTTCTATTTTTATCTTCCATAAAGACTTGTGAGTCAGCTAATGACTCCACACCATAAAAACTATCATCAAACTTCAAGAATTCTGACATAGGAGGTTCTACAGCATCTAAACCATCAACTAATTTAACTTGTTCTACACTAGTAACATTAGTGTCTGGTAATATTAACTCCATAAATGGTTTTAAGTCCTCAGGTCTAATATTCCTTTTTAATACTTTACTTCTCCCGTTGATTACCGCCTCTCTTTTTACAATATTATAAGACACTATCACACCATTATTATCTTTATTAGGTAGTACTAACCTATTTGGTACACCTCCTGATGAAAGGGGTGAAGCGAAGTTAACGTCTTCGTCTACTTGAAATGTTTGTCCAGCTCCTTCTACTTGAGACCCATATTTTAATATGGGAGCATAATCACTATTAAAACTATCTCCTTTTGTGGGTACTGTTACCGTAAAATCCACTAAACAGACACTAGGTCTTACTCCTGGTATGTTTAACCCTAAGGTACGTCCCATTGCTAATACAGAAGACCTTTCCTGAGCGTAGTCTATTTGTGTCTCCTGGAATGTTCTGTCTGTATTATAGGATAACATGTCGGCTACGGCAGCATTAAGCTCCAATAACATTTGTCCCACAGAAGCGTCGTTAAAATCGCTAAACAAATCAGGATAATATTGTTTAACAAAATTTATTAATTCCGATCTTACTTCTACAAAATTACGTGCATTATAATTAATTCCTTGAGCCATTTTTATAAAATAATTTCAATTGAATCACTCTCATCGAATGATTGGTTAGTTATTGAGTACTCTAAGTTAATTTTAACGTGATTTTCATCAGGGTTAGACTCTACTATTAAGTCGTCTATCGTCACATTAGGTATATACTTAGCAATACTTTCTGTTAGTTCTAGTTTAATATCAGTTACTGTTTTCTCATCAATCTGTTCAAATAAAAAGTTATACAAACCAGAACCAAAATCATTATTATAAAGTCTTTCCCCCTTTCTTGTTAATAAAAGATGAGTAATATCAGACTTTATGGCATCTTTTGTGGTTCTATTTAACCTCAGAAAATTTCCAATAGGTGAGGTTTCGAAAGGAAACGCTATATTAATTGTTTTTACTGCCATTTATAATTCTTTATTATAAATATCGATGGTTTTAATTTGTAGGGTCAAATCCTTTGACCTCTTCTTTTAATACTTTATTCATTTTAAGATGAGGTGGTGAAAAAGGACAGTGTTTACATAAATTCCCACAACAACTACCTCTTTTAATGTGATATAACTCCGTCATTATCATTTTACCACCTTCCCAATAAAACTCATTTTTGTTTAGATTAGATGTCATTCAACTCAACTTCTTCTATTGTTTTCAAATCTACATCAATTTCACAATTACCACCAGAACAGGCTAACTCTCCAGATAAGTCAGTATTATCATCTAATTCTACTACGTTTGATAGGTCAACCGTTGTTAATGATTTCATCATCTCTTCATATTGTTCCTTTGTTATGTCCTCAAATGGTGCTTGTTTATAGGTACCACCATTGTAAGGTAACACTGCTAGTCCATTATAATGATTTCTATTTTCCCAC